CTGTCGTCGTGCTGACGAATGGGTTGATATTCAGCGTGGCGCCTTGGCAGCTAATGCCTGACCCGTAAGTGTTGGTGAATTGCCGTGATGGTACGACTTGGACTGCTTGGTTTGTAACTGATCCTGAGCTGTTAGCGACTGGCGCGGCGGTGCTTGAAACTTGAGCATTCGCTGGGCCTGCTATCAGCAGTAACGCTGCAAAAACTCGCTTCATTGAGTAAAGGTGCTTGTCGTTTCCGTGAGGGATTCGATGTCAGTGTCGCGGTTGATGATCGTATGGTTCACCAAGCCTGGGCCTTGAAGCGTTTCGACAAATTGGAATGCAGCGCCTTGATTGACAAGGTTCCAATCTGGTTTGTCAGTAGCATCTAAGCCAACCCAACGGCTGCTGACACCATTGAGCGTGTTTGTTGTTGTGGTCAAAGCGCGTGGAGCAAGGACGCCATTAGCTGGAGCGACATTTGTTCCTGACACGCTGTATTCATAGCCTGTCCGATACTCATAAGAGTTGATGACTTCCGAAACCTTGGTTTTGGTTGTGGTTGTTGAATTAAGGACGCCTTGCTGAAAATTTGGGACAACTGGCACGGCTGCCACTGGAGCAGCCGTCGCCAGAAAATCAAAGCCAAGAAACAACAGGATTGATAGACCCTTGATCATTTGATCGTTAGCTCTTGGATGACCTGACCGATTGCAGTTGTACCGGCGCCGCCAGCGGTAATGCTGAGGGCTCCATCCGTAGACAGCGTGCCAGCCAATGCACTAGGACTGCCGCCAGAAGTTGTTGTTGTGCTGCCAAAAATTGGCAATGATGGAACTACTCCTGAGGTGACTGTTGTTGAAAGGAGGCTGGGAACTGCGTCTCCTTCGGTGTAAGCCTCTGAATACGAGAAAGCGTCACCAGCAGTTGTAACGCTAAAAGCGCCAGGAGTGTAACCAAGAGCGGTGCCGGGAGTATGGCTCGACAAAGCAGGCACAGTACCCAGAGTGACGTTATTGCCAGATACTGCCATTGAAGACGGAAGGCGCGTCGCGACTGATCCTGCTCCATCAACCGTCAATTGAACGCTAGATGAAATTTTATTGATGATGTCAGCATGAGCTGGAGCAGCCAACGCAGTCAAAGCCAGCAGCAGTACAAAGCGTTTCATTTTGGTTTTGACGCGGAAGGCTGTTGTTCCTTGATTGTAGTCTCGTCTTTTTTCTTTCTATTGTTGCCAACTGCCAAACCAAAGCTGGCTGCAGTGCCGCTCAAGATTGATGCTGGATAGGTTGGATCAAGCGATTGCTTGAAAACGCCAAGATAGTTTGCAGTTAAGATTGCCATCGCCCATCCGAGCAGCACAATTTTGACAACGTCGCCAAGACGTGAATTGGATTCGTCTTGCTCTTGCTTTTCCGGGGTTTCTGCCATGATGGTGTTGAGTTAAAGGCGGAGCATGGTTGAAGTCTGGGCCGCCGTCGCTGGCGCGTCAATCACAGTTGCAGGCGTTGGCGTCTCTGGCTTAAGCCGTCAAAGCAGACAAGGCCAAGACTCTTTGATTCGCTTAACTGCCGCTGTTGACAATCTTGCAGGCCGTTTGGACATTCTTCACAACGACATCAAAACAAAAGACATGGAAGTCTTTGCTAGGTTGAATGAATTGGAGCGTTCAGTCGCACGTTTGGAAGGACACACGGAGCGCCACTAGACTTTTGGCAATTGCATTTTGACAATGCTGCTATTGATCCGTCCGATTCTGTTTCGGTTCTTGCAGTCAAAAGGCGTCAAGGTTTTGGTGATTGATCTGCTGACGGCTTATTGCAAGTCAACAGACAACACGGTGGATGATCAGCTGGTGGATTTCGTGAGCCAAAACCTATTCCCTTCGACAAGAGTGGAAAAGTAAACGTTGCCTAGCAACGGTCGCTGGTTTTAGGCATGATCCAAGTGCTTTTGCTTGTGGCTTTAGTGGCGTTAAGCCTGTTGCCGTTTTTCCGTTTTTTCCGTGGTACGCCTCACCAGTTGGCTGCTGTTAAACAGCTTGAAGAGTCAGTGCCGGATGAATTACTGGAGGATGACGCAACGTGGTTTGAGGCGTGGAAGGCCAGCGGTATCGACCAAGAGGTCAGAGTTCCATACTTCAGCCAGCTTGACAACCTTTCAAGGCAAGGCGGCAGGGAATGCTTTAGTTCAGCGGCTGCGATGGTTGCGGCGTATTGGGGCAAGGTTTCAACGGATGATGAATACAACCGCATCCGTGCGCGGTTTGGTGATACGACTTCGGTTGAAGCGCAAATCAAGGCGCTAGAGAGCTTGGGCCTTGACGTTGAATTTCGCAGGGATGGTGATGCCGATATGGTCGAAATGGAGATTGAGATGGGTCGGCCTGTTTTGGTTGGTTGGCTGCATCAAGGTGACGTGTCAAACGCTGTGCCGCCATCGTGCAATGGAACTGGCTGCGGGCATTGGAGCGTGATTTCTGGTTATGCCGGTCGGCATAGCTCCGACCCTGAATGGATCATGCAGGATCCGCGCGGAATGCCTGACCTTGCCAAAGGTGGACATGACAATACGGATTGGGGGCGAAACGCTCGAATCCGGCAGGCAGAATTTAGCCCGCGCTGGGAAGTTGAAGGCAGACGAACAGGATGGGTGATTTTGGTTGATGGCGGTTAGGCTGCTTTTTATTTGAAACCGGATGGCTGTTCTGTGTGACTGGGAGATTCGAGCCAGGGTCGAAGGCAGTCAGATGGTTGTCCCGTTTAATCCAGAGCTGCTGAACCCTGCAAGTCTTGACGTGGTGTTGGGCGATTTCTTGATGATCGAAACGATGCACCAAGAAGAGCTATTGCGTCTGGACATCTCTGACAAAACAGCGGATGACCCGTACAAGCTTCTGCCCGGTCACTTTTGCTTGGCTGAGACATGTGAGCTGTTTAATCTCCCCGAAGACATCAGTGCTCAATTTGTACTCAAGTCAAGTCGCGCCAGAAGTGGCCTTAATCATCTTCTTGCTGGTTGGTGCGATCCAGGCTGGCACGGATCAAAACTTACGCTTGAATTGAAGAACGAACGCCGTCATCACAGCTTGCCGCTGTATCCCGGCATGAAGATTGGTCAGATGGTGTTTCATCGAATGTCAAACGTTCCGGTGCATAGCTATGCCGTCACCGGTCATTACAACAACCATGAAACCGTGATGCCAAGCGTCGCATGACTTGGAATTACATCACCGCATTTTGGACAACGGTGGTGCTTAACTGCATCCAGCCTGTCAACTGGCAATATTGTCTGCCAGTGCAGGATTGGTTGTTTCCCGCTATAGGTGATTACATACGTTTTCGCTCAGAGGAGCCATACTCGTCTGAACGAAAGCTATTGGAGTCGCTACAGCGTCACGATGAGTTGAAGCGACTGCAGCAAACCTTGCAATCACTGGAGTGATTTTATGGGCTGGGCTGACTGGATGATCGTTAAATTAACGATTGAAGAGGAATTGCACCTAGAGCAAACCGTTCGGGAAATTCAGCATTGCGATGATCCAAAAGCCCTGGCCAAGCTTTGCGTTGCCTTGACGAAACAGCAATGGCATCAGTCAAGACTGCTCAAGCAAGCTGTCGGTCATATTGCATCACTTGACGCAACGTTCAGCTGCCAAGAGCTGTGATTGGCTAAGTTGAGAGCGTTCCTTTTTTCAGGAGCACTTAGGTAAGCCCTGCAGCGGATCAGGGTTAAGGGGCGTCAGGCGCGCGAGCCGGCTCTAGTCCGCAATTCTTGAGGCGCATGAAGTAGCTGTATTGCCATTGCGCCTGCCAGTCTTGCCGGTGATAGCGCGTAACCCCGGCATAAGTGATCTCCCATTGCAAGACACCTTCATGCATGACTTTGCGCATTCGTGGTTCTTGCATAAAAAAAGAGGAGCACATGGCCCCTCTTGCCCCTTTCAAAATTCAGCTTAGAAGGGCACGTTGTCGTTTGCAACTTCAGCTTGACGAGGCTTGGCATCGCTAAGAGCCATCATCAAATAATCGTTGCCAGCTTTGCTTTGACGTGGCATCAGGTTGGCGCGGAGCTTGACGCAATCCTCGCC